AGCCGCGGCATTACCAAATGGTCCGTTGGGTCCAAATACTTCGTTGAACCTTTCTTCAGTTTCAGCGGCAGTAACCTTGGCACCATTTGAGAATCCTAATAATGCCCTTACGCCTCTTTCACGGAAAATTTCAGCCGCCGCAATACCACCACTAAATGATCTCTGTATCTGTTCAGAAACAGTTTTGAAATCAAGTCCAGTTACCGCGGCAACATTACCAACAAGTTCTAGGTTTTTACCAAGTTCTTCTGCGTTATCAGAAATAACTGCTAGGTTACCTGCACCCTGTTGTATCTGTTCTAGTGTGAAAGGAACTCTAGAAGCATAATCAAGCAATTCATCAAATGCCTTGTTACCTTCTTCAACTGAACCAAAGAGGAATTGGAAACGCAATCCTAACTGTTTAACTTCACTTGAAACCTGTAGGATTTTTCTGATACCAAAGGCACCACCAAGTGCGGCACCAACTGCCAGTATCTTGCCCTGAAGATTGCCAAAACCGCTTTCAAGTTTATTGACATCCTTGCCAATGCCTTTTAGGCGATTATTAACACTTCCTAATACTCTTGCCGTTTTATCTACGGCGACTATTTGGACTGTTTGTGTTGCTGCCATAACTCTTCTTTATTGCCTCCGTTTCCATCTTGAACCAAGCGGCCCAAATGTTTATTTCCAGGACACTGAATTGCATAACCTCTTCTATGCTTTTCCCTAACTCCTTCGCAATCTTTACAATTAACTGGAGTTCAGTGTCCTCTCTTAGTTTTTTTCAACAGTCTCGTATTCTGAAGTAGTGGCATTCAAAATTGCGGCAATACGCATTAACACATTTGGATCTGCTTCATTCATTAGCGTTGCCTTGTCAAATTTACCAAACAAGGGTTTGCCTTGTGGATCCAATGCCTTTAGTATTACACTTTCTACCAATGCTTCAACTGTCTTACCAGCCTGTTGCAATTCAATAATTTTTGACTCTACTGCAAACGGATGTGCCGTTTTGTAATAGATGTCAGTCTTCCATTCTGGAACACTAATCTTTTCAAGTTCTCCAGAAAGTTTGCTTTTGTAATGTGATTTCACATTTTCTAATATACTCATTTATAACTCCTACGTGTTATCTCCCCAACGGTAGGTCCAAGTATCCCATTAGGTGCTTGTTTTGAGTGCCCACGTTCAAGTGCATCAATGTGAGGAACGCGATTGACAATATGTTTAGAACGACTTTTGTTCTCTAATCGCCAACCGCGCCTCGCTTGACCCTTGTCTATTGGAGTCTTGGATCTTGCAATCTCCAATATATCATTTGCCACTCTGGTATGAAGGGCATCTTTTTCTCTTTCAAGATGCCTCATAGCCTGTCTCGTGCCTGTGACTTTAAAAGTCAGCATCAGCCTTACACGGTTCCAATTGTCAGTGCGCCACTTCCTTGGAAATTTACTGTTGCAGTTACTAGGTCATCAAATGATGCTGTTCTTGAAACAGAAGTTACAAGGATGTTACCTGAAAATTTAGGTGATCCACCACTTGCCTCAGCCGCATAAAATGTAACGGTTAAGTCAGTATCACTTGCAGGGTCAAATGCCTTAGCAGAATTATGAGAATCCTCATAAACCACTTCCATTGATCCTGTAAATTGGTGTAACCCGTGTTTGTATGTTCTTGCCGCATCGCCCATAACAGTGTCTTCAATCACGTCTTTAGTGTGTTCTACTGTCCAGGAACGAACTTCAGCAATGTTAGTTTCGCCAGCACTATCAGTTGTATCAATGATAGTTACTGCTCCACCTTCGCCTGTATAATTTGCCATAGTCTAGTCCTCCTTTTTGGCAGTTTCAAAATCATCATAGGAAAAAGTAAGAGTGTCCATTGCGTCTGGATCCTCATCCTCTTCAATTTCTACCACTTCTTCTTCAGATGGTTCTTTTGAAGTCACTTGGGCATCTGCCGTAATTTTATTCTTACTGCTTTTGCTTTTAGTAACTTTCTTTTCTTCTGCTGGTATCTGTATCCAACCAGCATCAAGAAATCTTTGTAGTTTGTGGCTTTCAATAGTTCTTATTGCGCCATCCTTGCTAATTTTTGTAAATTGCATTATGTTGCTCCTTTAGTAAATGAATAATGCACCTCAGCAATCATTAAGAACTCGCCCAGAGGCGGTGTTCTATCAACCACTTCAATTGAAGTCACGTGTGTTGTTGTTGCCGTTGGATGCGACAGTTCTCTTGTGCGATCCGTGTTAAGTGCTTCTTCTATTCTTTCTATTAGGTTGTTTCGCTTTTCATCCACGCTTTGAACGAAACCCTTTCTACCATCAGAGCGAACAAATCCTCTGATATTCACTTCAATGATTCCTCTTCTAGAACCACCCATAGCGTTATCTTCGCGTGTCTCGTTGCCTGCTGTTACCAATAGAGCAGGAAATTGTGTCATTGCCAACTTGTCTAAATCAAATGGCTCTCTTGACACAAATACGGGTCTTGGCGGACTCATATCCTCCAGGACTTCTATAATATTTTTTACTGCGGATTCTCTGTTTGACATACCTTCCTACCTTTTAAGGCGGAGGTAGTGAGTTGCTTCTCTTTCGTCGTCTGAAACTGTTCCACTGCTATCCGCATCATATTCAACACCATCACGCAATACTAGATCAAGTTCTCTTTCGTATTCCTTACGATAGAACTCCATCTTGCGTTCAAATAAATCTTGTTCTGGTTCAAATTTAGCGAGTTTAGGATAAATGTGGAAACCAAGTGCATTGTAGGCACAGGCTCTAGTCAATTGGCTTGCAGTGTATAGATCTTCGTCTGGCTCATTACTCATTGTAAGTTTTGCCAAATCATAGATGCCATTGTGGTATGTAGGCCACCAACGGATTCTTAGATCTCTAAATACGTCTGCTTGTGCTTTTGAAATTTCTTCTGCAAAATCAGGGATACCAAACTCTGTGATATCTGGCTCATAATCTTGAATATCAGAAATTGTTGCTAGTGTTATCGCCATAGGATACTGTCCTTTATAATACGCCGTTGGGTCCTTCCCAAGCCGCTAATTTGTTTAGTATTTGTATTTAGCAGTTTGGTTGGAAACCATAGACTTTTCAAAAGAATAGGGCCCAAAAGGCCCTATCCTAATAGTGTATATCTAACCTAGATTAGATAACTGCTGTTGCGTCTGATTGAATTGCAACGCCATACTGATCAAATAGTTCAGTAACACCGTAAGCCATTGAACCTACGATTTCAGTTGCTCTCAAAGATGCGTCTCTTTGAGTTTCAATTCTCATATCACGCTTTAGCATATAACCTAGTGCGTCCTGAGTCATTACAGCACCAAAGTATGATCCTACTGAATCAGCACCGTTAATAACAGTAGATTCAAAAATGTCAATACCAGCAACTCTGCCAATAAAGCCACTTTCTAATGCTCTGTTACCTACATCACTAACAGCCGCTGAAGCAGATGCTTGATAACCAGCATTTGTTAATGCTAGTTTTAGATCGTATGCTTGGTATGGATGTAATACAGCCACGTAACCACCATTTTGATCCGCTTTGTTAGCCTTAAGTGTTGCAGCCGCTTTGAACAAGTCATCAACTGTTACACTTGCACTTGATTTGTTGATAACATTAGAAAAGCCGCTGAATAGAGCCGCGATGTCTGTATCAACTTTCTCAGCCATTGCCGCACCTAATTGGCGCCCAACTGCTGCCGCTGTGTCATCTGAACTTGCTTCTTCAAGTAAGTCAGTTAGTGTTACCATAACACCAACTTCTGATGCTGTGATTTCTTTCTTAGTTGTCGCAAAAGACACGTTAGAAAGATCGCTGCCGTCACTTACGCCAGAAGCAGATACTGCTGGGTAAATTGGAACCTGTGCTGTTAAGCCTGGTGTTCCTGTCATATTGTAATTTCTTACAAGAGGACGTATAATAGACTGCTCGTTCATTGTGAATAGAGCGGCCTGCATTATGTTTGCGTAAAGAGCATCTGCTCCTGATACGCCTGTGTCAAATTCATTCGCCATAGTTATTCTCCTTTAGTAGCAAATTTATACGCGAATCCCTTTGCTTTGCATTATCTCACGATAACGCTTACGATGTTCAGGATTCTGCATATTAAGTTTAGTAACATCGTTATCTACCACAGGAGTCTGTTTGCCCACGCCCTGTCCAGTTCCAGAACCACTTGGTCCTGCTGAAACAAAATGTGGATTTGCACTAAGGAATTCATTTACCAAGTTTGATACTTTTAATGGTTCTCCATTATCATCATATCTTACCTGTCCGTTCGTATCTACAACATCAACGCCACCCGCTTCATTCAATTTCAAGTTGCCCTTAAGCAATGAAACCACCTGTTGTGGATTTACTGCTCTTTGGCTACTTGCTTCATTTAGCAGTGTGCCATCTACCTTGATAGAATGCAATTCACTTTCGTATGTTTGTATCTTGGAATTAAACTTTTCAGCCTGATCCTTTAATAGTTTTTCATACTCTCCACGCTTTTCCAACTCTTGTTGTTTGCGTTGTTCTTCTGCTTCTACCAAATTGTTGTAATGGTCCAAATCAACATTTGAGTATTTCTTCTCAAACTTTGCTTTTTCCCTTGCCACTCTTTCAGCAATAATGCGATTCACATCGTCCTGAGTAAGTGTATTTGTATCCCTAGCATCCTGTGTTGCTACCTGCTCTTTAACCTCTGGTTGAGATGCAGTTGTCTCCGTATCATTAACCGCTGTGTTTTCTGCGTCCATTTTCTGTCCTCTTTATAATTGGTTGAGTTCTACCACCTGCCCTCTAATTGGCAGTATGTGTTGTTATTTATGCCTTTGGGCACAAATTCCATTATTTACGGCGTCTTCCACCGCGTGAAGAAGACTTTTTCTTATCCTTCTTCTTTTTTCTTCCACCTCGCATAGCCATATCGCTCTCCTTTATTCTTCTACTTCCCAGCGAAAAGGAACTATTTCCTTTTTGCGTTCAAGTATTTCTTTTCTTCTAGCCTTTACAAGTTTGCCTAATTCAAGCAGGTTATTTCTTGCTCTTACACCTGCTGCCTTAGAATCCTTAACTTCAAAGCGCCATATGTTTTCCTTATATTCATCTATAAGTTCGCGTAGGCGTTTTTCAGTGGGTAATTCGTTTATAAAATCTCTTTCAGGTATAAACTTACCCATTGTTCTCTTCGTCGTCCTCGTCTTCTAGATCCGTTTCGCTTCCAGAGTTGAATAATTGTGCTAGTTCTGGATGCAGTGATTTGATCTCTTCATCTGTATATCCTGCCTCTACCATTTGTCTTAAATGTATAACCAAGTCGTCTGCAGAAGTTACAGGGGCGTGCAT